GACTTGTTGGCAAGAATGACGGGGCGTTCAAGAAAAGAATTATCAGAATCTATGAAAAAAGAAGCAGGCGGTCAAGCGTTTGCTTGGTTACAAACATTAGATCCAAAGCTAAGAGCCTCCATGACTGCACAGATTGTAAAATATAAAGGCTTAGAGGGTTCATTAGGCGAGACAATGACTCAGATGCTGGCAACTGGAGCGGCTATCGGTCAACAAGGTCGATACTTAATGAGAACGAATCCTGAAATATTAGAAAACACTCGTTTACTTCGTGAAGGAAAAATTACACAAGAAGAATTCGATGAAAGAATGCGTGGCTCAGTTGAACAAGCTAAAAGGTTTGTCGAAAATAATGCTCAAATGATTCAAGCGGCAAAGGCAAGAGGAAGTGCTGAATGGGATCAAGTAGAAGCATTAGCACGATCTGGAGAACTATTTAAGAAAAGGTCTGAGGCAGAAGTAGCTCAAATGGCCGCTAAAGCAACTGAGCAAAAGAAAGTAACAGAGTTTGGTCAACAAATTGAAAAGATAAAAGCACAACTTATGGGCTTGTTTGTTGATAGCGGAGTATTTACAGTACTTGTCGAAGGCTTAAACAAAATAGGTACATGGATGAGTAAACCAGAAAATAAAGATTTACTTAAAAACTTATTCGACAAGATGGCGGAGGCACTTAAAACCTTATTAAGTGATTTTGCTACAGGTGATATGAGCTTTATATGGGACAAATATGTTCTAACACCTTTAAAAGCCATGGGTGGATCAATTAAAGGTTGGATTAAAGAAATGATTTTTGGTCCTTCTGAACATAAAGACGTTGAAGACCAAAAAAGTAAACTTGAAGAGTTAAAAGCACTTAGAGAAGAGATTAAAGCTGGTGGTAAAGATACTAAAGTAATGGCAGATGGAACAATAGAAAGCCTTACTGCCGTTGATTGGAAAATTGCCGCCCTAGAGAAAAACATAGCTGACAGCAAAGCGGCAGATAGCACCGGCGGCGGATTCTTTGGCGGTTTAATAGATAAAGTTACAAGCATGGAAGGCATACTTACAACATTAGGTATTGGTGGTGCGGTATATATAGCAATTAAAGGCTTTGCTGGCTTGTTAGGACTCTTTGGCACAGGTAAGGTTATCCTTGGAGCGGCAGTTGTTGCAGGATTATTTTTAGGTACTGGTTACGCAATTAAACTTGCAGGCCAAGGTATCAAAATGGCTGGGGAAGGATTACAAGTAGTTTCCCAGGCAATGAGCGACTTGTCTGAAATTAAAGAAGTTGCTAACCTAAAAGAAGTTGCTGGAATAATGGGCGACTTGGCAGGAGCATTAACAAAATTTGCTATAGGCGGTGTTATTGCCGGTTTAATGAGTGAAGGCACATTAGAAAAATTAGCAGGTTCTCTTAAAGCCTTTGAAGACGTTGATGGAACTAAACTTAATACAGTTGGTCCAGGTATAGCGGCACTATATGAAGGTACAAGTAAATTTACTGGTGATGGTGCTTGGGAAGGCTTTAGTAAATGGGTTGGTAGTTTATTTGGCGGCAGTTCAAATGACTTTGAAAAGATGGCTGAAGGGATTGCCCATTTCCAAAAACTTGATGGGAACCAATTAGCAAGTCTTGGATCAGGGTTATCAGGAATAGCAGAGTTTGTTGCGGCTATTAATACAGAAACAGATCTAAACAAACAAGTAACTGCTATTAAGTCATTAATTGAAGAAGTTGGCAAATACCAAAAAGCATACGGTAAAATGAGTGACGAAATGAAATCGAGTTTAAATATAGCCGTAAGTAACTCCACTAAAGAGAGTGTCGAAGCTCTTAATCAGTTAAATACTGTACTAGAAAGCCTACTACATGAAACAAGAACAAGTAACACTATTGGTAAACAGATTGTAGGGGCAGTTGATAACGCAGGAACTATAGGGTAAGGTAAACAATGAGCTGGAAACGATATTTTACACCAGTAACAACAAAACAAACAGGTGAAGGGAATTATAGTCCCTTAGGAGGAAGCCCGGCGCAAGGGTTTGGACCTGCCCAAGCGAACTATAGTTCATACCTACCAGATGTATATGTTGGTTCTCCAAATCGTGTTGAACGATATGGACAATATAATACTATGGATATGGATTCAGAAGTAAATGCGGCATTAGATATTTTAGCAGAATTTTGTACACAAAAAAATAAAAAGAATCAAACTCCATTTATAATGGACTTTAAACAAAAAGCTACAAATTCAGAAATTACAGTACTTTCACAATACTTACTACAATGGACTAAAATAGAAAAGTTTGATACACGTATGTTTAGAATTGTACGTAACATTTTTAAATACGGTGATGCATTTTTTATTAGAGATCCAGAAACTAAAAAATGGTTTCATGTTGATCCAGCAAAAGTATCACGCATAATTGTAAACGAATCAGAAGGTAAAAAACCTGAACAATATATTATTAGAGATGTAAACTTAAACTTTAGAGAAATGGTTGCTACAACTCCACACCAAACAACAGGTAATGTTACTGGTGGCGGAGGCGGATATCTACAAGGCGGTGTACGTGGATATGTTGGAGCATCTAATGCCACAGCCGCTAGTGGTAGTAGATTTCAAAAAGAAATAAAAGAAACAGCCATTGATGCTGAAAATGTTGTACACCTTAGTTTATCAGAGGGATTAGATAACAACTATCCATTTGGTAATTCATTATTAGAAAGTATTTTTAAAGTTTATAAACAAAAAGAATTACTAGAAGACGCAATTATAATTTACAGAGTACAACGTGCTCCAGAACGTAGAGTATTCTACGTTGACGTGGGTAATATGCCGAGCCACTTGGCTATGCAATTTGTTGAAAGAGTTAAGACTGACATCCACCAAAGAAGGATTCCAAGCCAGACGGGAGGAGGCCAGAATGTTGTTGATAGTGCTTACAATCCATTATCAATTAATGAAGATTATTTCTTTCCACAGACTGCAGAAGGTAGAGGGTCTAAAGTTGAGACGCTACCGGGTGGCACTAACTTAGGTGAAATAGACGACTTAAAATATTTCACTAATAAACTTGTACGTGGTTTACGTATTCCAAGTTCATACTTACCAACAGGTCCAGATGATGGACAAAGCAACTACCAAGACGGTAGAGTTGGTACAGCATACATTCAAGAATTACGCTTTAATAATTATTGCGAACGTTTACAAAGTTTAATTACAGAAGTATTCAATCAAGAATTTAAACGTTACCTTTTAGAAAAAGGTGTAAACATTGATACATCTATGTTTGATGTTAGAATGCAACCACCACAAAACTTTGCAAGTTACAGACAAAGTGAACTTGACAATGCTCGTATTGGAACATATACACAAATGGCGGCCGTTCCTTATATTTCAAATAGATTTGCTATGGGCAGATTCTTAGGCTTAACTGACGAGGAACTTGCTGAAAATGAACGCTTATGGAAAGAAGAAAACGATGAAGCATTAACTCCACCACCAACTGACGCCGCAGGCGAAATGAGAGGTGCAGGAGTAAGTGGTGCAGGTATAGGTGCTGACATGGGCGGTATGGAAGATGAAGCACCAGAAGGCGAAGAAGAAGCACCAGTAGACGGTGGAGCGACTCCACCACCAGATACAGCAACAGGAGGCCCTGGAGGCCCCGCAGGCGGAACTCCGCCACCAGGCGCATAAATAGTAGTATGACAACGTTAAGAGAAATATTTTACTTTGATAAAGAGACTTTAGAACCTATCGACAACAAAGAGTATGAGCCGATAGACGATCAGTCTATAGTCCAGCGTGACGATACAAGAAAAACTAGACTAACTTTGCGTCAAATCAATAAAACTCGTAAAGCGGCAGAACTACACAAAGAAGAACAAGAGAAAGAGCTACACTTCGTACGCCAAATGTACGGAATAGCCGCTAACGCCGAACAGGCAATTTAAGCCAATGTCCAGGTCTGGACAGGCATTTATAATCGGCAACGGCACCAGCCGTAAATCCATAGACTTACATCAATTAAGAAAAAATATTCCTATAGGTAGTAAAATATACGGCTGTAATGCTGTATATAGAGAATTTGAACCTGACTATCTAGTAGCTGTTGACAGCAAAATGGTTATGGAAATTAACCGTAGTGGCTGGCAACTTACACACGAAGTATGGACAAACCCTAATAAATCATATAAAGATTTTAATAAGTTTAACTACTTTGACCCTAGCTTAGGTTGGAGTACTGGCCCTACAGCATTAAATTTAGCTAGTGAAGAAAGTCATAATAATCAAGATATCTATATATTAGGCTTTGATTATGAAGGACTTAATGATAAAGTTAATAACATTTACGCAGATACAGAAAATTATAAACGATCAGACTCTACAGCTACATATCATGGTAACTGGGCTAGACAAACAGGAATTGTAATTCAAAGAA